ACCCTAGCTCCCATAGTAATTCTTGTTCCTATGTTAATGGAAGTTTTATTAACTGCTAATTGTATTCTTTTTTCGGCAGCTAGATACGCTTTTAATCTGGCTGAAGTCGTATATTTTGTATTTGAAAGTCTTTTCTTTTCTTCTGCAATCATTACTCTAGTAAGTTTTAATTGTTGCTTACCAGTCATAGCATTAAATTTCTTTTCAGATATATTTCTTTTCTTCAATCCATCTAATACAAATTTACTTTTTCTTACTTCTCCTATTTGAAACTTTTTACCTAATTTATCTATAGCTTTTTGTGAAGCTTTGTTATCATTAGTAAGTTTCTTTAATTGGTTTTGACTGTTCACTCCCATATTAGTAAATGCTTCACTTAAGTTACCAACCGCAGGTATCATTTGTCCAATAATTGCTTTTGTTATTAATGCTAATAAACCTGCTAATATGTAAGAGTTTCTATCTAAAAACTCTATTAAAGGTATAAGTGTTCTTGTAAAGAAACCACCAACACCTATTGCAATGTCACTTAATTGTGTAGCAAATCTAGTAAATGGATTTAATAAACTCATGGCTTCATTATTAATTGCACCAAAGTTATTTGCTAACTGTTCTGCTACTTCATTAAATACAGCTGTTCTTCTTTGTGCAATACTTAACTTTTCTGCTGATAATCCATTTGCGGCTGCAAATTTTCTTGTAGCAATATCTAGTCTCAAAATGACACCAAGTTCATCGAGTAGTTCTGGTTCGGCTTTTGTCACACCACGAATCAATCTGTTGAACGAATCTGTCAAATCACGACCTAACGCAACAGAAGCATTTCTTGCTCCTTCGGCTAGTGCTACGATTTGGTTTTGTGAAAATCCTGCTGCGGTTGCGATAGCAGTTTGCTGTGCTGCAGTTTGAAAGTCAAGTAGACCTCCAGTGGCTGCTCTAACACTATTTGTGATAGATAGCATGGAGGTACCTGTTATTGCTGTTAATTCTTTAAACCCACGAATCTGGGCTTGAATGTTTTGTGCCTGTTCTAAAGCTCTGAAAGCGGCTCCAACGGCGAATAGAGTAGAAGCTAAGATAGCATATGCTTGAACAAGACCACCAGTTCCTTGTTGCATACGAGCAAATCCTTTCGTGCCTGATTCGACACGACCGGACATAGCCTGCATGTTACGGTTAACATCTCGAGTAGATTTACCAACTCCACCGAGTGCTTTTCCTGTTGCTCCTGCTTGTGCTCCAATAGCTTTTAAGGTACCATCATCTGTTACCTGAAAACTAATTATTGCACCTTTAACTTTTTTTGTCATTACTTCTTAATTTTTACCTTGCGTTTTTCCGCTTCTCTCTGTCTTTTAACTTTTTCGTTAATCATTTGCATATTGTGATATTCAATATGCTTTAAAAACCATAGACTTGTTTTTGCGTCTGTTATTTCTAAATGTTTTATGTAAGTGTCTAAAGCAGAGTAATCTTTACCGAGGTAATAACCACTAGCTCCGTCCCATCTCTCAGCTAAAAAATCATGAAGCACATATGCTTCTTGTACCTCTAATGGAAAAGTAGCCCTTTCTACGGGCATCTTTTCTGGGTCTGGTTCTTCACCGAGTTGTTCACATAGAGCTAGATACTTGTTAATATCTATGCCTGTATCTTTGAAATTCCTTTTAATCAGCGCAAGTATTTGTTCTACTTGCTCTGTGTAAAATTTTCCAGGTCTCCTACAGTATCTGTTACCCATTGGTCAAAATCTGCTGAATTTCTCATTAGCAACTCTGCATTTTCAGAGTTAAAAGCTAATTCGTCTTCAGGGTTTTGTCCACTTACATCTACCAATAGAAACTCTTCTAAGTATTTGAATTTTAAGCCTTTCCACCCCTTTAGAATTGCTGCTACATATTCTACCATAAATAAATCTTCGTCAAGTTTATCTTCAAAAGCACGAGTCTTTTTATTTAAAACTTGTTTAACACATCTATTTCTAAGTTTAAGTAATTCTTCTCTACTTAAATATGTTAAGTCAACAACAAAGCCATCATACCCAGGATAATCTATTGATACTGTTTTGCTTGGAGTCAAAAGACTCTTAAGCGATACTGGTTGTTTTTTTACTTCTTCTGTCATTTCTTTTCCTATAAAGTGGGAGGGTTATTACACCCTCCCGAGTTTAATAAACTTATGATGTATAAGTTAATTTTATTTCGTTTGTTGCGTCTGCTTTTGTGCTTGAAGATAAATCTTTTGGTAAGCCATGGAAGGCTACATCTACAGATATTACATCTTCAATACTGTGGCTAGGCAACTCGAGGTGAGCTTTTGCTACTTCAACATTTAATCTTGGAGTAGATGCGCTACCGCCAATTCCAAATGTTAAATCAAATGCATTAGTAATAACACCTCTTGATTCTTGAAGGTCTTCAAATAATTGAAGTGAGCCTTCACTTGTGTCATTTAAATAGCAGGTAAAGTTACCTGATACTGACCTTGTTCCCATTACATGACCTAATGGAAGGTTTACTGAACCTAGTGTTTCTGGTGTCAAGTAAGTAAGATTATTTTCTATTGTAATGTTACCACCTGTTAATGTAACAGAGTAAGTAGTATTACTAGAACCTAATAGTCCTTTAGTACCAGACGTATTTGCGTGGTCATACACAATTGCTAGGTCTGTTAATTTATTTCTAACATAGTTAGAGGTTGAACTAATTCCTTCGTTAATCAATCCGTCGGTTGTTTCTGCCGCTACTGATTGAGAGTTTGAGTCATTAGTTGCTGAAGTACCAGTGTTTAATGCTGCTGCTTCTTCAATTGTTTGTCCTTGACCACTCCATGCTACTTGAGCAATACCTTCAATATCAAAATCTATTGAAGCAGAACCAACTGAGCAATTTGCTAGTTTGTAGACGGTTACTCCATCTTGTCCTGTTTCATATAAACCTGTAGTTGAATCTTTTGCTGCTCCTAACACGAAGAATAAATCAAAAACTCCGAGTGCCACCTGATTTGAGTTTTGAAAATCAAATACATTTGGCTCATAAGTTGCTGCGGCACTATCAAAGACTTTACCTCCACCTGAACCTGCAATAGCGTTATCATAAGTATTTGCTGACATAGCTGCCCATAGTGGGCCTTCTACTGCAAACTTCTTACTGGCTCCAGCATGTTGATTTGATGCTGCTGCATTACCTGAGTCAGATGTTGTAGGTCTTATGTAAGTACTAAAACTCCATTCTGCTGGTGCAAAAGAGTCAGTAAACATTGCTCTACCTCTTTTACTATATCCAGAAGAGTTAGCTGCTTCACTTAAAGTAACCTCAGATGTGTTTGTTGCTTGAGAAAATGAGTATCCGTCTAATACTGGTAGCTCGTATAAAGCTGTATTGTTGGAATCATAAGCCCATTTCATAAACACTTTGGTATCTCTACTAAAGAAAAATGCCATTTTATTCTCCTAATTAATATCGAATCTCACAGACGATTTCTCCTACGCCCAGAGGTTCTAATACGCCTTCATCTGTATCTACTGTTACAATATTCATTTGCACAGTAGATTGAGATGCTCCTGTTGAATCTGTATACTCTAAAGGATCATTATCCTCAAGTACAGTTTCAACGTCCTCTAATAACTCCTCGAGTGCTAAAATGACATCATCGTCATCACTTACATAGCATCGAATTGTTAAACTTAAAAATCTAAATCTAAACCCGCCGCCATCATATTCTCGAGTTTCTGCTCCTGCTCCTATATGGATAGTAGGAAACTCTTGTACTTCGTCCCAAAAAGTTAGTCTTCTTTCAACTTTTGCAACTGAAGTTCTAAATGGCGCATTTCCATTTATTCCTTCGAGAGCTGTAGCTAAAGCTTCTACTATGGAACGACGACGCGTGGTATGTTTCCTTGCTAATGACGAATCCATTATACTCTCCTTGTTCTTATAAATTTATTTGATAACATTCCCTGTGCTATCTCTCTTACTGATTCTCCTATAGTTCTTCTAGGGTCTCTGTAAGTACTTCCTTGTGCAAATCCTGGCTCAAAAGTTTGATAAGGATCT